TGGGATTCACGCTGAGCTATCGGTCCGTTTAGCTTCACGGGTTGACGGCTTATTGCTTGGCTTGTGAGAGGGGGACCGGGCTACGAACCTGGTCCCCTTTTTCTCGAAGGGGACCTCATGAAGAAGATAATCTGTTTCCTGATGATCATGGCGTTCTTGCTGATTGTCGGAGGATCTGTTCATGCCCGGGAAGATGGGCTCTTTTGGAAGAAAACGTATGCCGCGCTCAATGCGATTCCCGGGTTGCAGTCGGGGGATCGCGGTCTGGTGATCACCGATGATGGTGATGTGATCTTCTACACTTATGATGATGGTACCTGGACGGAAGTGGTCAAGATTGAGAAAACGGACGGGAGCGCCACGAAGGTTCTGCATGGTGACGGCACCTGGTCTGTTCCTGAATGACGAGGAATGTCATGCTGATTGAATGTTTGACGAAGAGAGAGGGGCCGACGAGGTTCAATCTTCACGGATTCCCCTATGAATTCAAGGCCAATGAATACGGGCATGCGGTCTGCCAGGTGAACAGTCGAGAGCATCGGGAATATCTGCTGAGCATGCCGGCCGATTTCCGGGAATATCAGCCACCGCAACCGCAACCAGCATTACCCGAGGAGATCAAAGTTGGCAACGGCAAGCGAGCTTATCGCAAACGTAAGACGACTCATCCAGGATGATTCCTACGGGGATGAAACCATTCTTGGGTTTCTAAATAATGGAATCACCGAAATTGCCGCATGGGACAACGACGATCCCAAGTTGGGGCTGGTGGGGAACATTCTGCTGCCTGCGCTGGAGACGAGCGCCGTTGTCACCACGTCGTTGACCGACGCCTTCGTTGCCTTGCCTGCCAATTATGCCAAGAACCTTTATCAGGTCACGTTTGCCGATCAGGTCTCTCCGATCAGCATACTTTCCAACCTGCGGGTCATGTTGGAGCAATGGGATGGGGACCTGACCAATGAAGGGCCGGTCGAGGATGTGACTGTTGTGGGGGGCAGGCTCTATTATCAGCCCATTCCCGCTGAAGCAACCGATTTAACCGTGTGGTTCTATCGGCTCCCGACGCTTCTGGTGAATTTCGATCCATCGGGCGAGAACACGGGTTTCATGGATTCAGGAGACACGACTTTTCAGGGCGACGACGATACTGGTTTTATTGATGCTTTGTCGGACGACATCCCGAATTGCCTGCCAACCTACCTTCACAAACCCCTCCTCGTAAGCTACTCGGCCAAGGAGATCTTCAACGAGATCGAAGACGGGATCGAAAGCCGGAAGATCAACACTGAACGTTACGAGGGAAAATATCAACAGGCTTTGGCCGCGCTTTACCGGGGCATCAAGCATAAATCCAAGCAGATTCCCATGGTGCGAAGGCATGCGCACTTCTTTTAAGGGAGGGGAGGTTCTTCGGTGAACCACACGATCTATCGAGGAGATACGGCCAACTTCCGGCTTGAAGTGGTGGATTACCTCGGGGTGGCCGTTGATGTTGACGGATGGGTGTTTGTCCTGTCCGCGGCCCGGAAACGGGGAGGCATGGTGGCTTTCACTTCGAACGGGGTCATAGAGGATAGCGCCAACGGGATTGTCAGCTTTATTCTCACTCCAACCAAAACCGCCACTGTGGGAAAGTATTTCTATGATGTTCAGGCCACTACAGATTCCAGTAATGTTTACACTGTGGCGGCGGGCGAGATCAACATTGTCCAGGATGTGACCCCGTAATAGTTGCAGGAGCTTGAATTTATGAAAATAAAGCCGTCCAAGCCTGGCAATAATCGCGTTTCTGGTACTACTCTTGTGATTACCATTCAGGGCGAATAATAATGAATGAGCTCTCCAGCCTCCGCACGGAAACAGGCAAGATCTTCGAACTCGACCCCAAATTGAGCCTGGGTCAGTTTGGTTTAGAAGCCAGGACCGGCCTCATCCACTATAAGGAAGCCTATCGCGATTCCGATCCATGGCTGGATCTCGATGAATCCTATTGCGAGCCAGGCGAGATCAAGGGCATTGGCAGGGTTCTTGTCTATCCGCGCCTCCCCAACATCGTCACCGTCTATCAGGATATCTGCGGCTACCAGATTCAGTCCCGCTCGAATCCCGATCACATCGCCAGGGTCGAGCTGGTCTCCATTGATGGGCAAGAGGTAACCGCTTGGCAGGACTCGGCGGCTCTCAAGACCAGTGTGAAAGTCCATCCATACCGCACGGGCATTTGGAAAGACTTCTCAGGCGCAAGCAAAGCCAAGTCTACAACGATGCGCTGGCGTGTGACTGAGCTGGGTAACGCCAAGAAAGATAGCCATCCGTTTGCATTCAGAGACCAGCCCGAAGCTTACAGTATTGCTGACCTGGCCAGCCTTGACCCCGAAGCGATGAAGAAGGCCAAGGTTGCCATCGAGACGGCCCGGACTCGGATCGACGACACCTCGTGGTACTGGGACGAGCTTATCCCGGCTGAGGCCAAGTTAGTTGACACTGACTGGCAGGTGGGGGCAGGTGAGAATGATGGATATGGGTGTGATTATGGTGGATATGACTTTAATAACAGTACTACCACAATCCCTATAGGTCGTAGCGATGCAGGGCAGAATTTTCATTTTTTTACACGCTTTACAAACATTACTATACCCAAAAATGCTACAATAACTTCATGTGTTCAGAATGTTAAAGCAAGTGGCAGTGAAAATTATGGCATCAACTTTTTGTATGGCTTCTATAATTATGACAATGTTAGTGCTCCAGCATCATGGCAAAATGTAGTTCAGTGGAGCCTAACCAGTACAATAACCCATAATAATATACCAGCTTGGTCAACAGGTAACTGGTACAGTACATCTCAATTAAAAACCATTGTTCAGACAATCTTCAATCGTAGCGGGTGGTCTTCTGGAAATGCAATAGGCATGCGGTATGTACTTTCATCTACCTATACGGGTGTTCTTCGATACTGCTATGCTTATGAAACAGCATCGGCATCTTCGCCCAAGCTTTCAATCACTTGGACACCGCCTGCCCTACGTGGGCACATCTATGTTCCAAACGTTTCCTGGCTTTCAAAATCACTTCTAAAACGAAGGGAGATCTAACAATGGCAGGTGTAATCGCGGTAGCCAATACCGCCGAGGTTGCCTTAACTGCTGCAACGGCCAAAACCGTGCTGCAATTGATCGCAGCGAGTAATCACCCCGTGAAGGTCAAATCTTGGGGAGTCTTCTTTGATGGGGTGTCTGTCACCGGGGAACCCGTGCAGGTGCGTCTGCTGCGCCAAACCGATGCCGGTACCATGTCAGCCCTCACCCCGGTTGAGCGGAGCATCACCGGCGTAACGCTGCAAACCACCGCGCAGCACACGGCCACGGCGGAACCCACGGCAGGCAATGTCCTGGCCGCGCGAGAGGTCCATCCCCAGGGCGGCTACCAGGAGATTTTCCCGGCAGGCGATGAGATAATTATCGGCTCGGCCGGTCGCCTTGGCATCGAATGCACCGCCCCGGCCAACGTGAATGTGCGCGCTGAGATCGTCTTCGAGGAATAGGCCATAATGAAGACGTTGCATCCTTCATCAAAATTCCGAGTATTTGCGCCCCTACCGGCGCGAACAAGACCAATGCGGATAGAGTATTCGGGTTTGGTGAATGTGGTTCTAAGCCCGGAGCATTCTGAATCCAGGGTAGTGGTTTCATCCCTGGAAGAATTGCTGCTGGCTTTGTTGCCTGAGCACAGTGAGAGCAGGACTGTTGTGGAGGCTGGAGAGGTCCTGCTGGCTTTGCTGTCCGAGCACACAGAATCCATGAGTTTGGTCATTCCAGGGATAGTTTCTGTCAATTTTGATGTGACCGCAGAATTGTCATTCAGTTTAGGCATTCCGGCCGATCTTGTTTTCAGTCTTGTACCTGAGGCGGTTTCAAGCATGACTTCCATGGATGACTTCTTTAAGGCTTATAGTGCGATTCTTTACAGGGAATCCGTCACAGCCACTTTAATGCCCACACATCCAAGGATTGTTTCGTTGGTCAAGTATAGAGTGGGGGCGTGAGTTATTGAAACACGACAGGAGAAAAAATCATGGCAAAGCTGGTTAATGAAGGGGAGAACAGGATTCTCAACATTCTGCTGGGGGCGACCGCAGTAGATTCCAACCTTTACCTCGGTCTCTACACCAACGAAACCGAACCGGCTGAAACCGATGCCCTGGCGCAAATCACCGAACCTTCTGAGAACGGCTACGCCCGCAAGACCCTGGCGCGTGGGAGTTGGGACATTTCCGCTGATCTGGCAAGCTTCGCCCAACAGACCTTCGCAGCCACCGGCGCCTGGGGCAATGTCTATGGTTACTTCATCGCCACAAGCAGCGACGGGACCGGCAAGCTCATGTTTGTCGAGCAGTTCACCAATGGGCCTTACAATGTCCAGAACAATGGTGACGAGATCAAGGTAACACCTAGTGTCAGAGCTGCGTAGGCAGAGGAATCAATAGATCATGGCGAAGAGCATTTCCATCTTCCGTGGGACAACCGGACTGAACAACAAGATCGATCCAGCGCGATTGAGGTTCGATCCCGAAGCTGGAGTGCAGGACCTGGCGGAAGCCGTGAACATTGACATCGATTCCAGTGGGCGACCCTCCCGGCGCAAGGGATATGGTTTGCTGAGGAGCGATGCCGTGCATAGTCTCTGGTCGAATGATGAGGTGTGTTATTACGTTTCCGGGGCGTCTCTCTATCAACTCAATTTGGATTGGTCGAGGACTGGGTTGAGGAGTGGTCTTACGCCGGGAGTTTCCATGTCCTTCTGCAATCCCGATGGCGGAGAAAAGACCTATTATTCCAATGGGTTTGAAAACGGGGTGATCGCCTCAGGGGTGAGTTCGGCATGGGTCGGTTCGGCGTATGTCGGTCCCACCGCAATCTGGAAGATTTCGACAGTTCCCCCCGTTGGTCATTTGCTGGAGAGCATCGGCGGCTATATGTTGATTGCCGAGGATGATGTGCTTTGGTACTCGGTGCAGTTTGCCCATTCCTGGTACCGTCCATCCCGGGATCGCTTCCAATTCGAGGGCAGGATCAGCCTGATGAAGGCGCTTGATGACGGCTTATGGGTGAGTGACGCCAAGGCCACGTATTGGCTCGAGGGACTTGATCCGATGCAATGGAAGCGCAACCTGAAGGCCAATTATCCGGCCCTGGCAGGCAGTGCCGCGTATTTTGACGGCGCCCTCCTTGGGGACGGAAACCTTTACGGCAGATGCGTTATCTGGACGACTCCGAAAAACGGGATTTGCATCGGGGGACCCCAGGGATATTTTGCGAACCTCACGCAACGCAAGCTTGTTTATCCGGCCTGCAACAGGAGAGGGGCCGGGTTGGTCATTGGCGACCGATATGTTTGCGCGATGGAGTGACAGGGATCATGAACCGGATTTGTCTTGCCATGAATCTTCCGACAGGCGCTGTTTCTCAGTATCTCGACTATGATTTCAATTCAATGTGCACGTTCAATGGAATTCCCCTGGCTGGTGGAGACGAAGGCATATTTCAGCTCGACACAATCGGGGGAAGCAATGGAAGACCCATTCAAGCATGGTTCAAGCTCATTACCAGCGATTTCGGCATCGCAAACCTCAAGCGTGCGCGAAAGCTCACAATCGGTTACGAATCGAGCGGGGACTTGATTTTAACGGTCTATGCCGACGAGACCAGGACCAGGTATTATCCTCTCAAGCCCATTCTGCATGGCAAGGCCCCTCAGCAGGGCAACGTTCTTTATGGGGCCAGGGACGTTTACGGCAGGTACTGGTCGTTTTTGGTGAAGAATGTTGGCGGCGCCGATTTCGCGGTTGATGCGATAGCGATTGCTCCGATCATTTTGAACCGCAACAAATGATAGATCGCCCCTCGACTGGGGGGCGCAGCTTGAAATCCTTTCAAACAGGCGGGCTGTTAAGCCTGCGTCACAATCCAACCGGCTCAGGAGGGCCTTCGCACAAAGGAGGTCCTCCCGAGTGAAAAGTATCAATCTATCCAAGGTGCTCACGGGCGTTATCGTTGGCTGTTTTTTCCTGGCCTGCTGTTCCGCCTGTGCTTCTCTCAAAACCTTCAACACACGGCCGGCCGGGTGCGAAGAATCGGTGATCTATGACTATGTGCCGTATCCGATAGTCGTGAGCATCATCGAGACGGATGCCGTTGCCAGGATCGCCGCCAACAATCCTTCCTTGAAACCATATCTGGTCAAATTCTGTTCAGACATGCTTGTGCTGTTGAACAGCGGGGTTTCGATCACCTACCTCGACCTGGCCAATTTAGCGTGCGATCAAATCAAGTGGGCAAATGGATATGCCGGTTTGACCGTGATGGTTGCATCGGAGATCCTGGCGCCAATGAATCAAGCGTTACCCATCGGTTCGTGTGATCAAGCGTTTCTCGTGACTCATTTCCAGCGTCAATTGGACGCTCTGGGAGGTCTGCAATGAACAAAAATGCAGTAACGAAGAATTGGCGGACGACTCTTATTGGGTGTGCCATGGCGGTTTCCAACACAGGTCTGAGTTTGATGGCGACCGGTGTCGTTGACCTGCAAACCCTGTTGCTTTCGTGTTTTTTTGTAGCGCTTGGGGTTTTTGCCAAGGATTACAACGTAACCGGGAATTGAGGGGTGGGTGACATCCATCATATTCATGCGGCCCTGAGGGGCCTTCAACGATGACAGTTTTGATTGTTACAAAGGAGACCTTCCATGGCTCGAAAATTTTCGACAGCACTCAGGAATGCAATTCTTGGCGCTAACGTCACCACGGGGGCGCTGACTACCATCAGCTCCTCGTCAACCGGCAACAAGATTCTGGACAGCGCCAACGGCATGAAGATCTTTCAGCCGGGAGATAAGATCTCCGTTCCGGCCGCGTTGATTGCTGGAGGCTATGGCACTGTTGTAACCGTCCAGACGGATGGATCGTATCTTACAGTCAGTGAGACCTGTGAGGATCAGAGCGCCGGCAGCGAATACACCGTGAGCCTGTGCAATCGGCGGGCATTCCGCGACATCTTTGCCAACGGCATCCTGGAAATCTATTCCGGCAGCCAGCCCGCCGACGCCGACACCATGGAGAGCGGCACGAAGCTGCTCAGGATCACGGCGACAAGTGCGGCGGTGACTCCCGGTGTGGCAACCAATGGATTGAATTTTGATGCTCCTGCTGCCGGGGTGTTGTCAAAGGCCGCGGGAGAAATCTGGTCCGGAGTGGCCCTTGCTACGGGCATAGCGGGATGGTTCAGATTCTACACGAACATGTACCATACCGGGTCCGGCACGGACAAGGTAAGGTTTGACGGGTCAATCAGCACCTCGGGAGCGCAGCTCAATCTATCGTCGGTTTCAATCGTTGAGGGAGCCACCACGACGATTGATACGTTCACGATTACGTTGGGAGCGTAATAATCATCAACAAATGCCCCACAGACAATCGTGGGGCATGGAGTATAAATAATGTCAACTCCGTCGATACTACGTAATTTTGAGTCTGAGACTATTGGAAATACTCCATCGTTTATGACTCGTACTGCGTATGGTGATACGGAGAATTGCGTTGTTGCTTCTGGTGGTCCATCAGGGTTTACTAAAGTACTGAAGGCTACTGCTGCATCGGGACTTGGTTTATCTACGTATTTTGTAGATAATGTTGCTGATCCAGCTAATACTAATTACTGTAATGCTGTTTTTTTGTTTAAGTTAGGTAGTGACTCCAGGCTGATAGTTGGAAATCAGATTAGTTTAACCTGTGTATATAGCGCGTATATGAAGAATGATGGAACTGACGCGCTATCTACTAGGTATTATAATGGCTCTACAGCGACACAGATAGGAAGTTGGAAGTATAAGACTATTTCATCCAGTACTTGGTACTATTGCAGATTTTTGCAAAATGGGACTACAGTTTCTGTTCGCATCTGGGCAATGGGAGATAGTGAACCTGAGACGTGGGATTCTAGTGGAGCATGGGGAGGTACGCCTCTTACTGGCTACCCACAACCGCTGATTATGCTACGTCCAGATACTAGCACGTATTACTCGTGGGAGATTGCTGGGTATGTTGCTAGCTTCGACTCTGGAGTAGATCCTGGTTTGCCACTGTCTAGCTTTCCTGCTGGTGGAAATACTGATTTTGGTGATTTTACGCTTGAAGGTTATGGTAACTTCCATGGTGCCGTAACTGGTCCGGAATTTGAGTTAGATGGTTATGGCAACTTTTGTGGCGAGGTAGAGCATTCCTATTTTGAGATGGATGGTTACGGCAACTCCACAGGTCTTGTAACCTTTCCCGATGCCGTGCTTGCTGGAGAATCGTTTTTTGGCGGCATAGGCAATATTGATTTCCCCGAGTTTGGGATTCATCAGGCGATTTCCGGCAACGGTGAAATCCATGAAGACACGAGGGATCTCTTTGATTACACCGGGCGCAGCGGGGCTCTTGGGTCTGTTTCATTCAGCATGGGCCTTCGGGCTACTGGATCTCAGCTCGTAAGCGGCAATGCGGAGACTTCCTTCGGGACATTCACTCTGGATGGTGACGGCAACTTTGCTGGGGCCGTGAGCTTTGAGGATGCTGCAATCAATGCGTCCGGATCGAGTTTGCCGGTTGGGCGTGCAGGCATTGACTGGTCCCTCTCCGTGGGTGGAGCGGGCAAGGTCGGGACAGTCGAAGCAGGTTCATCGCCCGTTGAATTTCCTGCCTTCCAGATTTCGGGGGCAGGAACCGTCAGGGTTGTCGGTCATGCCGCCATGGATTTTGAGCGGTTCAGGGCTGATGGGGTTGCTTTGCCAGGTTGTTCTGGTGATGGAGTTATTGTTTTGCCCTCCCCTGTTGTTCTGGCAAGCGGCCAACATCTTCCGAGGGGAGAGGGGGCGATTGAATTTTCCATCGATCTGCCCTCTTCCGGGTGTCATGGATACAATGATCGGTACCAGCATCCGATTCTCAGGTTTGAAAGACATCCGTGAAAAATCCTGTCAGATATGTCTTCAAGGGCAATCAGCAGGCAGCCATGGCGTACACTCGTTATGGTCAGGTTTTGCTTGATGACCTGAAAAGGCGCATGGCATTTCAAAACCTGTCGCAGCACGTGTCGAGAGTTACCCTTATCAACGGGACCGAGATTGTCTGCCAATCCATCTTTGGGCAGGACCAGGTTACTATCAACACAGTAGGAATGATCAGCCAAAAAAAGGAAGAGGAATTACAATTATTTACTGGTGATGATTTGTATTTGCTCATCTATGATGGACAAGCCGTTGTCTATAATCCTGTAACCGACAAGATGGTTAAGCTTGCATCATTTCCATCGCAATACGTTGCAATAGAACGTATCAACCCCTATGCAAATAATCGCAGTTACAACTATGTATCTTGTCCTTGTGCAGAATTTCATGGGCATAATTGGGAAATAGAGATCGGCTCTAATCCTAATTTTTTCAGTAATCCGCAATATAAAGAATGTAATATAAAGTTAGTTACTAATATTACTCATGTTGTCAAAGCAGAGATCGTACCTATAGATTATGGAGCTACCCCAACAAAAACTGGGTATAAATTACAAATTGATACTAAAGAAGATATTGTAGTATTTACCATTTATGCTTTGGAATTTACTGGTGGCTATTATATTTGTACTAAGCAAACAATTACTATTGGATATACTGACGAAGAACATACTAATGTTGGTATTATTAGTGATATTGAAGAGTCGATAACGCATGAAGAATATGATGAACTTACTAGTATAACTGCTCTTGTCTCTATGGCATATATACTAAATGTATTTACTAATAAATGGGCAGTAATAAACTATAGTTGCGCAGGCCAGCAAGGGTATTGCCCACTTGATTCAGATACTACTTCCAGAATAACGTGGGAACACTATGTAGATGAGTACGGTGAGATGTGGATTCCGATGTGTGGAGATCCTCTCAAGGAATGCCAGCCTGCAAATTTACCGGTTCTGTTTTATGGTGAGCCTGAAGATGAATATTTTAGCCAAGGATATTCTCAGACATCTACATACGAAGATTGGGAAGAGGTTACTACTTTATTCCCATATCGTATTCCTGACGAAGGACCTTATCCTCCAGCCGAATTTACTGTTACAGAAGAACGCTATGTTTTAGTACATCCGGTGCATGACCAGTATGCTAGCATTCACTACCACGGTTACTATGCTGGAATGCCGCACCAAGCATTGACGTACTTTCAATCTCGCGTGTCTACAGTCGGGGCGGGAAATGAGGCTTATGGCGGAATACCTTATTTTGACTATTACCATGGTAGTGGTCCTGGCGGGAGCGTAGCATACCAATATACGACATATCAAATAGTAACAACAGTATACACCTTTCATAAATGGGATTATGATTCATTGCTTGGAGGCTGGCGGTGGGAATATACAACTGAAAGTAATACAGTTGATACCTCTGAAATATCTGTGTTGGGTCGTTATCGCATATATCCAGTATCGCCCCTTGATTTGGCAATTGATGTGTCACTAAGCTCTAGTGGTAACGGATCTGAGTTTACAGCTACCGAAGAGGCAGTCATGAGGGTGCTTCCGAACATAGCGCAATTTCCATACTCCAAGTGCACATTTACGGGATCATCTGTGTCTCCGTCTTTTACTTCCAAACGTAACCCAAAAGTATCAAAGGCGGCTGGCAACAGCACCTCAATGTGTTCTGTTTTGACCTATTCTTTGTTGTCTCCATACAATATTGATGCCTTCAAAGTATACTTTTCCAAATTGGAGAACAAATCTCCAACTGTTTGGATTGATTGTACCGAGAAGTTCATTTCGGCATTTAACAAGCTGTTTGAGGAAGAAGAAATCACTTTCGACTCTGCCAAGTTTGCAGGTCTCTGTTTGTATGCCACCGGTATACCGCCAACAGAATTAAAGGAGACACTTTGTGGGCCTATATGATCTGGTGAGCGGGCAGCTAACCACCTGCCAGGAATATGCCGAGGAAGCCTTCGAGCAGGCTTCTGAATATCTGGAGACTCTTGCCGGGTCAGTGCTGGAGCCGCTCGACCTGCTTGATGACATCGAGTATGATTGGCCCGAACCATCCTTGGATTGGTCCTACGCGGCCAGACCGCCCCGGCCGGACAACCTGGATCTTCCCGAGAGAGAGATTCCCGCAGATGTTACCATCGAGGACATCGACGTTCCCGAGTTCCCCGAGATCCCAAGCTTCTCCAAAAAGGAACCGACGATACTTTATCCCGTTGCTCCCGGCACGGAGCTCCCGGATGCGCCGAGCGATCCCCCCCCGATGGGCGAAATCGAGGTTCCAAACGTTCCGTCTTACACCCTGCCCGAGGTCCCGGTTTTTGGCGATCTTGTTCTGCCGGTCAATCCGGAGATTGCTTTCCCGACCTTCGAAGGCACCATTCCGGAAGCCGAGCTTACCCCTCCCGAAGTAGCCTTCATTTACAATGAGGCTATCTATGAATCCGGCCTGGCGGACGCCCTGAAAGCGAAGATCCTCAATCAGATCGAGATGGGCGGGACCGGCCTCGGCGCGGAGGTCGAGGGGGCAATCTGGAATCAGGCGAAATTGAGAACGGAGAGTGAAAATGCCAGGATTCATGATGAGGCTCTTAATTTCTGGGCCGCTCGCGGTTGGACTATTCCTCCAGGAGCTTTGGACGGCCGCCTTTATGAGGTCTCGGTCGAACAGGGCCGAGCCCTCGCGGATGTCAACGAAAAGATCCTGATCGAGCAGGCCCGCCTGGCGCAGGAGATGGAGAAGTTCATTGTTCAGGCCGGGCTGCAATACGAAAAGCAGGTCATGGACTATTCGAATGAAGTCCAGAACCGGGCATTCCAGGCGGCGCGGGCGGCTGTCGAGATGGCTCTCACCGTCTTCCAGGCGAAGGTGGTCTGGTACAATGCTCAGGTGGAAGCCTACCGGGGGATGGTTGCCGCCTATGAAGTCAGGGTCCGGGCCGAGCTCGGGAAGGTCGAGATCTTCAAGGCTCAGATCGAGGGAGCCAAGCTGCAGATCGAGGCCAACAATGCCGAGGTCCAGCTCTATCTTGCTCAGTTACAGGGCGTTACGGCCATCATCGAGCTCTACAAGAGCCAGATTCAGGCAGCTTCACTGAAGGCCGAAATCAATCGGCTGAAGCTTGAAGTGTTTCGTCTTCAGGTCCAGACGTACCAGGTCCAGGTGCAAACCAAGGTTGCGGAATACGATCTCTACAAGGCGCAGCTCTCGGGGGAACAGACGAAGGTTCAGGTCTATTCCGAACTGGTGAGGGCCTACGCTGTCAAGGTGGAGGGCTTGAAGGCCGAGATCGAAGCCAAGCAATCCCAGATCACCGCGGTAGCGTCCGTCAACAAGAATCGCCTGGATGCCATGCTGGGCAGAGTGGAAAGGTACAAGGCCCTCCTGGGAGTTGATGTTGAAAAGGTAAAGGCGATAGCGTCAGTCTACGAGGTTGACGGAAAGATTTACGAGGCCGATGTTAAGGCTGTGGACGCCAACATGCAGGCTCAGGTCGAGGTTTACAAGGGCAACCTTGCCAAGGCCAGAAACCAGACAGACCTACTTCTGAAGAAAGCCGAACTCGATCTGCAATCGTTTCTTCAGAACAGGCAGCTTGCTATCGAGGCCGCCAGGTCCGGCGCCAACGTTTGTGCTCAGTTGGCTGCCAGCGCGCTGAGCGCGGTACATGCCGGGGCCAACATCGGATACAGCGGCAGCGAATCGACTTCCACGTCTGAAGGCAAATCAACTTCCGAGAGCACCATTACCAGTTACCAGCACATTTATAACGAATCGTAGACAAGGAAAAGGGAAGCGTCATGCCTCCAACCTATTACATCCCGGAATCCCGATTCAATGACGACTTGCGACGGCAGTTGGCGGAGACGCACGAAAGAAATGTCGCCATGAACGATCCGGCCGCTTTCGCCAGGAGAAAAAACGCCATGCGCGATGCCGAGATGGAGAGGCATCGGATTTTGCATGGCGACTTCGCTCAGCAGGCAGCCCTTCAAAAAGAACTGCATGGGACCTGGGACCGGAGGGCTCAGCAGGAGCGGGACGTGCAGGGGACCTTCCAGGGGCGTGAAGAGGGTCTTGAGCGACGGCAAAGGGCGCTGCTCGACGCGGAAATGGAGCGGACCAAACTGTCCGAAGGGGAAGCGAACTGGCGAAGGATGTATGAGCCCACGCACTACGGACAAGAAATCACCGTAGACAATGAAGGCAATACCATTCACCGAACCGTTCCCTATCAATATGGACAACGAATCGATCAACAAGCCGAGGCCGAGCCCATCTTGCCGCAGGTTGCTCCCAAAGGTTTCAATGATGTGAATCATTTGCTGGCGGTTTACGAGAATGTTCCTCAGAATCAGCGTGCACAGTTTCTGAAGGAAACCGGAGCGCAATATCCAGACCTGTTTAAGCAGGCGCGGAACGAAATGGTCAAGCGGTCAAAGGCCGGCGCAGGTTCCAATCCAACTATGGCGACCACTCCCGCCGCAACTCGCGCCGCAACTCCTGTCGAATCTCCTGCTCTACCCGAACCGCCAACACCTCCGGCTTTTTCCGGGGCAAGGGTAAAGCGGGACATTGAGACCCCGTATTATCCTCCAACAGCCTCGGGGGGAGATATCAATCCACTGACGTTCAGAGAGCCGAGTGCACCTCAGTACAGTCCTCCAGATACCACCTCCTATATCACCCGGGGAGGACCGGAGCCCAACTTGCAGCCTGGAGCTTCCATGCCTTCCTTCAATACCGGGATACGGCGCGCCATGCCTACAGCTTCGACTTATGGATCCCCGGTAAGGCATCCCATGCCTACGTTCCCGGAACCGGACATGGCTCCGGTTGCCACTCCACCTTCGCAACCCATGGCCCCTCAGGCGTATTTGCCCCGGAGGTCCAGTGGCGGCGCGGTTGCGAGCCTTAGAGCTCAAATGAATGAACCATCATTGTTCGAACGATATGCCCGGAAAAGGCCGAGATCCTCGCTGATTGTCGGATAAGGCGTGCCCTTCGGGCAGTGAGGCGTGAGGGGTGAGGCGTGAGGGGTAATCTGCCTCGCACCTGACTACTCCTGACGTTTAACGCCTCACCCCTCACTGATTCACTCACAGTTGTTGAACTGAACGAGGCCATTTCTTCAAGTGGCCTTTTTTATTTGGAGCGACCTATGGCACAGCCGTTCAGCCAGACTGATCTTGATCTGATGGATCAAGTGTGGTCCGATTTGTCCTCTCGAACTCCGGCGAATGAAAATGATTCCTTCATTCAGCGAAGCGCTCTCCGGCCGAATCCGGTCCCACCGCCAATGGAATCGGCGGGCGCGGTCGAGCCGGGCATTCCATTGCGACCTTTAGGCTTAGGAGCTGATGAGGTCGCCGCGCTGGGGGACAGAACGTATCCCGATCCTCAACGTCAGCCTCAACGCGGACCTGTGTGGCGGCCTGGTCCCATCGAGAACTTCATGCCTCGGCGGCAATTCGTTTCCGATCAACCCACCGCTCTCGCTGAACCTCCAACGGATGTTTACGGGAAACCGATCACCTCAGAAAACCCTTTCGAGGCGGAATATCAGAATATCCTGAAGCGGGAACGAGAAGCAGAATTCAAGGACCGCGGCTTCTTGGGAGGGGTGGCTTCCGATGTTGTCGGGGGTCTGGTGGACTATGGCGAGCTCGGCTTGCGAGGAATCCGCACCCTGGTCCCGAAGGGGTCGGCCCTGGAGGAGGCCGCAACGGCCGGGATCGAGCGAATCAATCGTTTCAAGGAAGAGACTCCCTTCCTTCAGCAGGACCCGAATGCCGGATATCTTTCCCGATCCTTCCATGGCGGGATCAGGTCGGCTACTCAATCAGTGGCGGCCGGCTTGCCGACAGCAGCAGCCGGGGCTGCAATGGGGTCTGTATTGGGTCCGGCCGGGACGGCCATTGGCGCCGTGCTGGGGTTTGCCTTCGGGGGTGCGACACAATTCGGACTGGCTCAGTACGATGATGTGATGGAACGCGGGAAGCCCCTCGTGGATCAGGGCAAGCTCTCTTATGGAGACCTCCAGGCATCGGCTATCCGGCAGGGCCTCTATGAGGGTGGTTTCGAATTCGCCTCCGATCTTCTTGGAGGTTGGTTGATGGGCGCCGGGAAGCTCCTCACGGCTCCCGCGAAAGAGGCGGCTCAGCTTGCCATTCGAGATATGTTCAAGGTCAGTTTCAAGGACTTTGCCAAGCGCGCCGCGGGATTGACGGCGGCCGAGACCAGCACTGAAATGGTGACTAGCGGTTTGCAGGCGCTTGAAGACAAGCGTCTTGGGCTGGGCAACCAAACATTCTGGGAAGGAGCCGCCGAAGCTTTCGGGCCGTCCGTAGTGGCAAGCATGATCTTCGCTGGGTTGGGACATGCAAACGTAAAGTACGCTCAGAGCAAGCTGGCAAAAACCTTGGAGAACCCCGACGCCAAATCGGAGCATCGGCTTGGGGCTGTCCGGGAAGTCTACGAAACCTTGAAGCAATACGACCAAACCGTTGCCGACGCCTGGGTAAAGAGCGCTTACCAGGTGGTTGCGCAAGGGAAGCCGATTTCCACCCGGGAAGATGTTCTTGCCAAGGAACCGGAAGTTGAACCCAAACCGTTACTGGCGCTCCCACCCGGCCAGGGATTCATCATGCGTGAGCCCGGCGAGGTCTATGCTCCCTACTCCCCGGAATATGCCGAGGTCAGGAAAGTAGCCGAAGAGAGGGGATTGCCAGCGCCCGCCCCCCAGGAGCCGGAACAGGAACAACCCGAGCTTACGATTGAACAGCTTGACACGCGAATCAAGAATCTCTCGAAAACAGAGAAATCCATCACGACTCAGCTTGGCAAGGCTACAACGGATGAGCGGCGGGCGAAGTTGAGTCAAAGGCTGACAGACCTTCAGGCTCAGATTCAGGCGAACAAGGACCAGCGGGACGTTTTGCTCGAACGAACGAGACAGGAAGCAGTCGATCAGCAAAGGGAAGTGGATCGGCAAAGAAAGATTCTTTCCGAGCTTCCGGATCAGCCGCTGCCAACGGATCTGGCCGATCTGGAGCTTGAGCGGCAATATTTGGAGAGCGTCAGACGGTCGTCTCCGGCCGGAGATAATCTGGTGGACCTCGAAGCAGTGGCGAAACGAGAGCAGCAGATTTTGGCGGGGATTGATGCCGAGGAAATCTATCGACAGAGGTTTGAGCGAACCAAGTTGTTGGATCGCAGGATCGGCAACCTCGAGAAGATGCCGAACCCTTCGGAAAAGCAGCAACAAAATCTGGAGAGTTTTAAGCAAGAGCGAACTGAGCTTCAGGATTATGAGGACCAGGCGGCGGCGCTGGGCATTCGATTCATCGGGATGCAGGAGCAGGCTACCAGCAAGCCTTCCATTCCGCTCTTCAACGACAACAACGGCGCTACCTTCACAATCATGGAAGGGGAAAGTCTCGAAGATGCCCTGAAAAGGAAGCGGGGCGATTTCACCGTGAAGAAGGAAGAAACGTCTGAAGCCATAGATAAGGCCGCCAATGAAGCTGCCACTTCTCCGAAGAATGAACTCCCCGAGCCCACGCAAGCCCAGAAGGAAGCTGGCAATTACAAGCTCGGTCATGTTGACTTTCAGGGACTCGACATCAGCATCGAGAACCCGAGGGGATCGATCCGCAAGGGGGTGAGTCCCGAAGGGAAACCCTGGGAGACGGAGCTGACCCATCATTATGGATACCTGAAGGGGACCGTGGGGAAGGACAAGGACCACGTAGATATCTTCATCGGCCCCGAGGTGGAGAGTGACCGGGTGTTCGTGGTTGACCAGGTGGACCCGAAGACCGGGAAGTTTGACGAGCACAAGGTGATGCTCGGATTTCAGAACCAGGATGTGGCGCGTCAGGGCTACCTGTCCAACTATGAGGAGGGATGGAAGGGCCTGGGGGCCATGACCGAAATGTCCATGGATGAGTTCAAGGCATGGGCAAAGAGCGACAAGACTAAGAAGCCGGTGGCTGACCTTGGGAAGGAGGCTGAAAGTGATCGTCAAGGTGAAGGCGGGCTGGCAGGTCCGCTCAGAGAAGGGGAAGAACCTGGGGGGACCATACAGGAGCCGGGACCAGGCGGAGAGAAGACTCGCCCAGGTGGAATGGTTCAAAAGCCGGAAGGCGGGGAAGGTGAAGTAATTCCCAGTCCCGAAGGAATCACCATCGAGACCCCGGAGACCCCAAAGACTCCAGAGATTTCCAGGCCTTCAGAGGGAAAATTCCAAGTTGGATCTTCGGTGAAGTGGACTGACAGAAAAGGAATCGAGCATACCGGCATCGTTCAGCAATGGTTCCGGAATACCGCGAACATCAAGGATGAAGGCGGGAAGATCTACGCGGTAAAGCGGGACAAGCTGACTGCTGCGATTGCTGAACCGACTGGTCCTATAGCCCCGAAAGAGCCTGAAAAACCGGTCGATGTGTCTATAGAACCCGTGACGAAGACACAAGAACAAGGTGTGGAGCCAGTCTCTATATCCCCGAAAGAGCCTGAAAAAACCGTCCCTCCCAAAATCAAGACCACCAAGGAAACTTCCGGGGTGTGGAAGGATGGATACCGGGCCACTGTAACTGAGGGGGAGCATAAGGATGTCGTCGGTTTTGCGTGGACACCGGAAGGGGCCGTCAAAGAGGCAGAAAAGGCAATCCGGGAGCGCGAGAGGATCAAGGAACGGGAAGCCGAGACCGTTGCGATTGAGACCCCCGAGAAACCCACTCCGACAGAAGAACAAGCGGAACCCAAGGGGGCGGCCGATCAGATTCAGGAAATGTCCATGGATGAGCTCGACATCATCCTGGATGAAGGCGAGAAGGCGGCGCAGGAGAAAGAACAGCCCATCATCGAACCCGAAACTGTTGAGGAACAAAAGCCAGCCTTCAAGCTTGGAGACCAGGTTGAATACAAGGGGGAACGATGGGAGATTGGATTCATAAACAATAGTGCCACCGGCTACGCTGGAAGCTTGCGGTTACAGAAAAGTGGTGCCGCCGATGTAGTATTCATAAATTACATCGATCCTAGAGATGTCACACTCATTGCTGAAGAAGAAACTGCCCCAGAGCAGGAACCTCCCGCCGAAATCACCATCGAGCCCACCCCCGCAGGCGGGCCGCGTGCCCCGAAGGGACCGCGCCAGCCCAGACCGAAGCGCACCGCCAGCGAGATTGCCAAGAGCGCGGCCGAGCATGGTGTCAAGGGAATCGATGAGGCCATTTCAGGGCTGTATGAGCTTTTCGGAGGAAAGGCTATCCGGTCGTTCCCTGGCGGGATCGATGAGGACACTTATCAGAAGGCGAAGCCTCATTTTCAGAAAGCCCTGGAAGAGTTTCAGGCGGCCGGGAAAGATGTTAAGGCCTTCGTGAAATGGGCCTACGACAGCTTTTCATCCAAGATCAAACCCTATCTTCGCCGGTTCATTCAGGAGCTGAAGGGGATCAAGCCCGAGTCTCCCGAGGTGGAAACCGAAGAGGGCGCAGGCGAGGGGATCACCATCGAGACCGAAGGGGAGGAGGGCACCGGCAAGAAGAAGCGGACCAAGAAGCTCTTGGATACCGGTGAGAAGTTGGGCGGCAAGAGATCGAGCAAGGACCACAGGGAGCGGTCCGAGGCCATTGAAATAGAGCTGGACGGCGATACCTCGGAGGTTCCGCCGAAAACTATGGCTGAATTCCTGATCGACAAGACGACCCGCAGCAAATACCTGAAGGTCGATCATGCCGTTGAGGGAAGGACCCCCGGGACAGGCCGGTTCCTCGATATATTCAGGTCGTTGATTGCCACCTGGCCGGATGCCTACAAGGGCGAGATGGGAGTAAGCCGTCGCCGCCGAGGCAGGAATGTTGTCGAAATACTGGAGAGACACCTTTCGGGAGGTTGGGTGCTGAATGAGGAAGAGGCCGCTAAGAACCAGGCGCACGCCAAGAAGAGCGCAGCAGAATACATTTCTACCCTGGAGCAGCTCAATGATGCGGTGAGCAGTGCGGTAACGGTCGGCGAGGCCCGGCAGAACATCATGAAGTTGCTGGTCGGAGAAGAGCAGGCCGACAAGTGGTTGATTGAGGAAGATCAGGAGCAAGTGAGAACCACGTTCGGTACTGCAATGAACATGAGCTATCTGCCTGACGAAGAATCAATCTTGACTGACACCGGGAAGAGTCTGTCGAAATTCCTTGGCAAGAAATGGGATTTTGGTCACTTCATGATAACCGGCTGGCAACCAACGGCTGAAACAGAACTGGCCGAGGATAAGAACAAGCCCATCGTCCGCCAACGCCGGAATATCTTCGAGATCACAACCCCGGACACCTACCGGAACGGCCGGGACGTAACCCCGGAAGAGCTGCTGGAAACCTTTGCGCTGCGCGGTCTCGACTTCGGGGAATGGGTCGAGGCCGACTTCCGGCAACGGAGCGTCAATCTCACCTATGATTCCTTCAAAATGCTGGCCGAATCCCTGGGGGCGAACGACAAGGGAATCAGTCTGAATGATGCCATGCGGCTCGGGATTGGCTGGGGGGCCCGGGGGCGCGGCGGACGCACAGCGGCGGAATTCTATCCCGACAACAAGGTGATTGCTCTCACCAAGACCAAGGGAGACGGGTCACTCGCTCACGAATGGGCGCATGCCTTCGATTTCATGACCGAACGCGATAATTTTTGGGCTGATGCTCAAGGAAACTATGTCAACGCCATAAACGACATTAAGCTGGCACTTGGGACCTTTTACAACACGGCCGACCTGGAAAATCTGGTCATGGACCTCCTGCGGGGGGTGTGGAGTCAGGCGAGAAGCCGCACGGGGAGGCTGCAAGAGGCCAAGAAGTTTCTGAAAGACGAGGCAATTGACCATCCTGCAAGGCAAACCCGGTTCGAGAGTGATGCAATCATGCTCGACGGGGGCAAGCGGGGGAAATACTACTCGAAGAAGGAGGAGATGTTTGCTCGCGCCTTCGAGGCCTATGTTTCGGACAAGCTTCAGGGCTCCAATACCTATCTGGTGGACGCTGCCTTTGTAGCTCCCGGGGCGGTAGAGATCATGTTTAACCGGGAAAACGGGGCTTACCCGTCCGAGAAGGAGCGCGAGCGGTTCAACCAGATCTTCGATGAGTTTTTCTCTCAGATCGAGTGGAGCGAGTCCGGCATTCCGAAAGTAAAACCCGATTACGTCCCGGTTACTACGCTGGAAAGGCGGCGGGCGCAGGAAGCTATTGACGCCATGATGGAGCGGATCGACAAGATCTATGAAGCTCTCTATGGCGGGGAGCAATCCGAAGACGGCCTGTACTGGTACGCCTTCGAGCAGACCGGGCGGGGAGTGGCGGCACAACCCAAGGGCTATATTGCTTATGACGACAGCTACGACCTGCAGAAAGAACTTGAAGCGACCGGGGCGTCGTCCGAGGGTGTGGCCGGGAAGGGGGCCGTGGCCTACACGGACCAACTCAAGGCCGATGAAGTTTTGATGTATTTCTTGAGGCCGATCCAGTATAATGAAGCTGATACCAAAATAACCCTGGAGGTTCCAGATGGCACGAATGGACTATGGGGCATTCGAGGCCCTGAGGCACTGGAAGAAGCACCGCCCGAAAATGTACGCCCACCTGGAGAAGCTGGGGCTCCTGGAGCAGGCAGCCCTGGACGCCCAGGAGAAATCGGGGGAGGCGATAGTGGACCTGCTGCAGGAGGGGGTCCCGATAGAACAGGCGAAGGAGATGATAATGCCGAGATTGATTTATCTCCCGTCGGAGGAGGAGGAACCGATCTTGCCTCCGGATCGGATGCCTTTCAGCCAACCGTCCGCATAGACTACACCATCCGGGCCAACTCCGGCCTGGAGCAGACCAACCAAACCGAACGCTTCAACAACAACATCGCCGCAATCCGGACCCTGAAACAGATCGAGTCGGAAGGACGGCTTGCGACCGCCGAGGAGCAGGCAATCCTTGTCAAGTACAGTGGATGGGGAGAACTGTCCGAGGCCCTGTCACGCTATCCGAGCGACACATGGAAGGGGCGGTCCGAAATTGTGGCGTCGGTCCTTTCCGAGGATGAAATCCAGGCAATCCGGAGAAGCTCCCTCGATGCCTATTACACGGCGCCGACCGTGGCTCACAACATCCATGAGGGTTTGCAGCGGCTGGGATTCTCGGGCGGGAAGGTGTTGGAGCCCTCCTGCGGGGTCGGGCATTTCTTCGGGACCATGCCCGAGACCATCCGGCGCAATTCGACCTTGACCGGGGTGGATATCGACGGGATCTCCGCCAGGATCACCGGCCAGCTTTACCAAAACGCCAACATCCTGCATCAGCCTTTCGAGGAAACGCAAATCCCGGATAACTTCTACGACCTCACCATCTCGAACGTACCCTTCGGGGACAACACTCCTTACGACAAGAAGCACAACCCGAAACACTGGCCGATCCACGACTATTTCATCAACAAGATGATTGCCATAACCAAGCCGGGAGGCCTGATTGTCGCTATCACCTCGACAGGGACGATGGACAAGCACTCGCAGGATGCCAGGAAGCAATACGCCGAGGAGGTGGATCTCCTCGGGGCGATCCGGCTCCCGAACGGGATCTTCCCCGGAGCGCTGGCCGGGGCCGACATTCTCTATTTCAGAAAGAAGGGCGAGGGCCTCGCTCCCGTTCCCGACCTCGGTGATTGGGTGGGGACCACGGTGAAGAAGATGCCGGCCGTGAATAATAACGGGACCGCCAAGGGATATGACGATGAAGTCAAAATCAACAATTTCTTCCTTGGAAACTCCGACAGGGTAATCGGGAGCATGGCGGTCGGATACAACCAGTACGGTGGGCCGCGGGTTCAGGTCACCAGGCGGGATGATTTTGCGGAGAAGCTGACCGAAGCCATCGATAAGCTCCCGACATCCATTTATAGCACCGTCTTCATTCCAACGGAAATCGACATTCTCGACATGATCCCCGAGGAATCGGACCTCAAGGACTTCAATTATTATGTCGGGGATGATGGGAAGATCTACCAAGCCCAGGCCGGAAACCCGAAGCTGATTGACGATCTCACCCCGGACCAGACGGATAAGATCAAGCGATTGATCGGGATGCGGGGGATCATCCGCACCCTGCTCCGAGCCCAGGCCGCCGACAAGCCCGCCAAGGAACTGGACGCGCTAAGAAAAAAGCTCCGCGAACGCTACGATGCCTTCGTCACAAGGTATGGCGCGATCAATCTCCGGGCGAATCATGGCTTGCTGAAATGGGATCCCGACGCCGGGCTTCTGTTCAGCCTGGAGAACTGGGACCGGGATACCAAGACCGTCAAGAGCCTGGCGGACATTTTTACCAAGAACACGGTAGCGAAGGTTACGCCCCCGACTTCGGCGGAGACTGCTGAAGAAAGCCTGGTCTATTCCCTCATGTGGCGCGGCCGGGTGGATCTGCCCTACATGAGCACGCTGACCGGGAAGACGCAGGACACCCTGATCAATGAGCTCAAGGGCAAAATCTTCGATGATCCCGAAAAGGGTTATGTGACCTCCGACGAGTACCTGAGCGGGAACGTCAGAAAGAAGCTGGTAACGGCGAGGGCCGCGACGCAACTCGACCCGAAGTATCAGGAGAATGTCGAGGCCTTGGAGATTGCCCTGCCGGTTGATTTGGAGATGGAGGACATCCGGGCGCGGCTGGGCTCCGCATGGGTCCCGGCCGATGTGGTGACGAGGTTTGTTCTTGATCTGTTCGGGGGACGCCTGAACGGGTTCCATCTCGATCATGTGGTGCAAACAGGTTTGTGGTCACCGCATTTCCGGGGGAGAACCAAAGCCCAGGCGAAACGAAATGAACAATTCGCCCGAGAGCACTCCGTGGCTTCCAACGAGTATGGGGTAACGGACGACAGGGGCAGGAACCGAATAAACCTGTTCAATGTCGGCAACGAGAAAGGATTGCTGTATTTCGCGCTGAACGGCGGCTTTCCAAAGATCATGGATACTGTGCGAGATCCGGACGGCAGGACAAGGGAGGTTCTCAATATCCAGCTTACCGATGCCGCCAACGCTAAAGTGGATGCCCTGCAGGCCCGGTTCAGTGCCTGGATACATGAATCCGAGGAGGTCTCGAAGGAGCTGAAGGACATCTATAATAAGCGGTTCAATTCCTTCGTTGAACGGCAATATGACGGGTCCCACCTGACCTTCCCGGGCAAAGTCCCGGATGAAATTATCAAACTCAGGTCCCATCAAAAGAATGCAATCTGGAGGTTTCTGCAATCCGGGGTGACCTATCTGGCGCACGAGGTCGGGACCGGGAAGACCTTCACGATGATCGGCTCCATTATGGAAGCCAAGAGAATGGGGCTGGCGCGCAAGGCGGTCATGGCGACAAAAAAGGCGAACATGGAGCAAATTGCCGCCGATTTCCTGACACTTTACCCTGGCGCGAATGTTTTGGTGATGAAAATCCCCGAGAACGCTGAGAAGCGGAAACGGGTTTTTGCCAGGATCGCCACAGGGAATTATGACTGCATCATCGTCAACCATGATTCCTTTAAGAAAATACCCCTCTCTCCAGAGACGCAGCGGGAGATTATCAACCGGGAGGTGGAAAACTACGAACGGGCGCTGGAAGAGGCGGTCATGGCCAACGCTGCCCGGCATACCGTGAGGGACATTCAGAAGCGGATCAACAAATTGAGGACGAAGCTCCGGGAACTGGCCGACATGGAGCGCGACGATGTTCCCACCTTCGAGGAGATGGGGCTCGATATGGTTGTGGTGGATGAGTCGCACACCCACAAGAATATCGGCTTTCAGACAAAATACGGCAGCATCAAGGGGGTGGAGGCGGACGGTTCGGATATTGCCTTCGATCTGTTCATGAAAACCCAATACCTGCATGCCAGGAACGGGCGAGGGGTCCTATTCGCTTCCGGGACCCCGCTGACCAATTCCGTGGGAGAGCTCTTCAATATTTCCCGGTATCTCCACCCGAGGGAATTGGAGCGATTTGGGATAGCCACCTTCGATGCCTGGGCCAACACCTTCGGAGTGATGAAGAAGGAGGCCGAATACTCGCCGGAAGGCGGCGGATTCAAGCTCACGAGCCGCTTCGCGGAATTCATGAATATCCCGGAGCTGATGGCTTTAATGCGGCAGCAGATGGACATCCGGACCGCCGAGGATCTCGGCATACCAAGACCCGATTTGATTGGCGGCAAGCCGGTTGCGATTGATCTTGGGCAAAATGAATTCACCCAGGCTTTCCAACAGGTCCTGAAGGAAAGGGTAAGAAACTATCGGGCAGATCCCAAAAACGTTATGTATCGTGGTGTCCGGGACAACATGCTGCGGATTGTCAACGATGGGCGCCTCGTGGCCATGGACCCGAGGCTTTACGATCCTTCCGCTCAGGATTATGCCGAAACCAAGAGCAACGTGTGTGTAGACAAGGTTTGGGAACTTTACCGGAAGCCGGTTGAGGCAATCGATCTTGACCGAGGCTCGAAGACTTACGGAAAGCCCTACAAGGAAAAGAACCACCTGCAGCTTATTTTTGCCGACCGAGGGGTCCCTGGAGGCAGGGGATTCAACCTTTATGCCGACATCAAGAAGAAACTCACGGCCAAGGGTATCCCGGCCGACAAGATTGCGTTTGCCCACGATTACAAGACCGATGACGCCAAGGCCGAGCTTTACAAGAAAGCCAGGGCCGGAGAAATCCGGGTACTGCTTGGGTCAACCGGACTGATGGGAATCGGGGTGAATGTGCAGGACCGCGTTTCCTTTCTGCATCATCTGGATGTGGATTGGACCTACGCCAACTACGAACAGAGGAACGGGCGGGGCTGGCGGTTCGGAAACCGGGTGAAAGATATCGGGATATTCAACTACGGGGTCAAAAAGACCGTTGACGCTTTTATGTGGTCCACGGTGGCCTATAAGGAAAAAATCCTGCAGCAGGTCATGAGCAATGACCCAAAGGTTCGAAGTGTTCAGGATGTATCCAAAACGTCAGTTGAAGCGTCTGAAATGGAAGCCTTGCTATCGGATGATCCCCTGCACAAGGAAAAGATCGAGCTCGATGCCGAGGTTCGCAGGCTGGGTAATATCAAATCCGATTATGAGGTGTCCCGGAGGAGGGCTAGAGAAAAATTGGCCCGTGCGCCCCTGGAAATCCAGGCGGCCGATAAAGCCGTTGCCAACAACCATTTGCACCTGCATATCGCAGAGGCGATTACAGCTTTTGAAGTTGGGAATGTTCCCGGACTGATCCCGAGGGACCAGGGGGCATTCTTCGATTTGGAAAAGGAAGGGGGACGGGCGAATGAAGCGGTAGCCGGTATCCTCAAAAAGATAAAATTCGCCAATGAAAATCAGGTTGCGATGCTTGGCCGGTTCGGGAAGATTGTTTCCGAGGAAGTCACGGTAAGGGAGAAGGACGCCAAGACCGGAAAAGAGGTTGAGAAGAAAAAGACGGTCAAACGATTCTATCCGCTTTCCGGGTCGCTTTACGGTAAGGACAAAGGGGGCCTGATTTTCCACATCGGGAAGGATGTGAAGCACGATTCCTCTCTTGAGCATGGAATCAAGCGCGGACTCACCACCATTCAAAACGGCTTGAAAGCAAACATCAAGGAAAAATTGGCCATAGCCAGATCGTTGCGCGAGGAAGTCCCGAAGCTGGAAAAGCTGGTCGCTACTCCATGGGACAAGGAAATCGAGCTTGCCGAGAAAGAGCGCCGGTTGCGTGAGGTCACCGAGACATTGTTGAGGCGTCAGGATGAGGAGGATGCCAGGGCGCGGGCAGAGCTTGGTCAGCAACAGGCCGAGGCCCAGGGGGAAATTGTCCTGGACACCGAGGAGGAAGAGGGCGCCAGCGAACCTTCGTTCTCCATCGCCAACACCAAGCCATGGCCTGCGAATTTTCCGAAGGCTTATGCTCAAACCCATCCCGGAAAAGTCAGCAATCATCCCGATCACGAAGCCGCCAAGGCCGGAGACGTTGACGCCGCAATTCGGCTGGTGAACGACCTCGTAAAGCCTGAAAGAATGGAGGAGCTTGGGAGACGTTACCCGGGCGCAAAATTGGTCGCTGTGCATGCCGAAGAGGCGACCGGCAAGAACGCGATTCCAAAGACTTACGCTGAAGCTTTAGGCAGTCACACCGGACTGGAGGTAGTCACCGGTATTGTCCAGACCAATCTGACAGGGCATACGAAAAAGAACGCCCTGGAACGAATGCTTTCCAGGGCTATTTTTGATGGACCGGTTATCCAGGGCCAAGATTACATCATTGTTGACGATTTGCTTACACAGGGCGGAACGGTATCGGAGCTGCGCCATTACCTCGAGAACAAGGGTGGGCGCGTGGTGGCTGTTACCTCTCTCGGGTTCTCGACCGGATCAAATGTGGTTGCCGTCAAGCCGGAGAACGTGATAAGATTGGTCAATAAATTCGGGAGGAATCAGCTTGAAAACGTCCTCAAGGAAAACGACATTGCAGGATCAATCGAAGCCCTCACCAACAGCGAGGCCCTCTACCTCCTCTCTTACTCGAACCTTGACACCATCCGAGATCGAATCGCTCAGACAAAACGAGAAGGAAGTGAGCGCCAAGGCTTCAGCCTTTTTCAGAAAACAGAAAGAAGAAAAACGGGGCAAGTAGGATTAGACCGCCAAGCAGTTGAATCTTCCCTCGCCCCGTTGATTTCCAAATGGACGAACGCGCCGGCCGGCGGAGTGCGGGTGGTGCAGTCTCAGAAAGAATTGCCGTCGCGGATTGTGGAGCGCGCCCGCGGGAAAGAGATCGAGGGCGTCTATGATCCCAGGACTGGATCCGTTTGGCTGGTTGCGGATAACCTCCCCTCCCTTGAACGTGCCGAAGAGGTCTTCGCCCACGAAGTTTATGGCCATTTTGGTCTGGAAGCCTTCCTGGGAAAGAGGAAGGCCGATTCGTTCCTGGCCGAAGTGGCAATGCTGTACGGCAAGGAAGGCCTGAAAGCCATAGCGGAGCAGCATGGGTTCGACCTGAGTACGAAAGAAGGGCGCCTCAAGGCCGCCGAGGAGAAGCTGGCGCGCATGGCCGAGAACAGGGAACGTCCGGGATTGCTGAAGCGGATCTATGCGGCGATCCGGGCCGCGCTCAGGGAGGCAGGATTCAAATTCAAGCTCGACGATGCGGACATTCAGCGCATGCTCACACGATCCAGGAAATGGGTCGAGGGTGGCCAGGCAAGACAAGGGGTTGCGGAAACGCAGCCCCTTTCTTTTTCGACGAAACTCATTGGGCAACAAGAACGCTTTGCCGAGAGCATTGATCGTTTCCTGGAAGGCAAACTCAAGCCTGGATCTGTCGTTACGGTTTCAGATACTCCAGAAGTTCTTCTGAAACTTGGTGCAAAGCAGCTTCCAATAGTAATTGATCCCAAAACTCTCAAAAAAATTATTTCTTCAAGGGAAGAGCGAGGGGGTAAACATGGAATATCCGCCGAATTAATAAAGCAGATTCCCAAACAACTCATTGATCCAATCATGGTGTTTGATTCGGCTACTCAACCGAACAGTCTGGTTGTAATGACTGAACTGCAACATCAAGGGAAGACTGTCGTTGTCGCAATCCGTCTATCCAAGGAATTGCCAGACAGGCATTTAGTCAACGATGTTTCAAGCATCCATCCTCGGGAGCGTGATAACCATTTTTCCAATTGGATCAAGCAGGGATTGTTGCGATACGTTAATGAAGAAAAAAGCCGCGATTGGTTCGTGACCAGAGGGCTACAATTGCCCAGGGCGAGAGGAACCATTCACGGCATCGACAATACTGTACTCACAGAAAAAGATTTAGTCAAGTTCCAAGCAACGACAGAGAACGACCCCGATATTCTTTTTTCCCTCTCTGCCCGTGATCTGCTCGATAAGTTGCAATCCAAACTCGAAGGCACACCGAAATCAGCTATCGATGTGGTCTTTGGAAGGCAGACCGATCTGGGAGAGCTGGCGGCGTCTTTTGGGCTTCCGGCCTGGCTTGGGAAGAACAATGCAACGGTCAGGGGATTCCAGGACCGGCAGGACCAGCGGGACAAGGATCGGTCAAAGATCATTCACGACTACCTCAAAAACACCGAGTCCCTCTACAATCTGTCCGGCAAGGACCAGGTGAAATTCGACAAGCTTGCATTCGAGCTGGACGGGAAGAAGGTGGTCGATCTCCCGAAATTCAAGAAGACGGGGACTCGACAACTCATCAAGGGGCCGAAACGGGAAATCATCGAAGTTCCTGTCTACGAATTGAATGAGGCGCATTACAAGGCGCTCGATGAACACCTGAAGAAAGAAAAGAAAGTCCCTGATGCAATCCGGACCGCCTACCTTAATGCCAGGAAGGCCCTGGACAGGTCTCTCATTCAGACCTATGAGCGGCTGCAGGAGATCAAGAAGCTTGACCCCAATCTCATCGAGGAATACCGGAATGCGATGGGTCAGATTGATAATTACTGGCCGCACGTCCGGGAGGGCAACTACCATATTCGCGTGGTTGATCCCAAGGCGGATGTCAAAACGGAAGAACCGGTCAAGTACCGCGAGGATTTCAACGCGGCGGGCGAGCGGCACGCCAGGTTCTGGTATGCAAAGAACATTGACCGGATTGCGGCCGAGATCAAGAAGGACAATCCCGGTATCGATCTGAAGTCCCTGGAATGGACGGTCGAGCGGAACAAAGATATGCCTGAGGAAGTCTATGATTTCCCGATTGCCATTGACGCCATGCAGATGGTTGCCGATGCGGCCGTTGACAAGATGCCCGAAGAGGCCGGAATCAAGGAGCAGCTCCGCAAGGAATTCTCTCAGGAAATCTCCAATGTGCTCAAATCTCGTGGCCACGGCGCCCACTTCGTCAAGCGCCGGAACATCCCAGGTTACCAGAAGACCAATGCGGCCAAGGTACTCTACAACCACTTTGCCGGGTTCTCCGGGTGGCTGACCAAGATGGAGGCGGCTCACGACTACGGAGACATGCTCCGAGAGATCCAGGCCAGGGAGCACCCGGGAGAATATCGATGGGCGGTGCGCTACGTGCACGACATGCTTCAGAATCAAACCAGGATCGACCGGGTGGTTGATAACGCCAAGGCTTTCTTCTTCATGAAATACCTCGGCCTCGGGATCAAGACCATGGCCGTCAACCTGACTCAGAATCCGGTTGTGGGGATCCCGCGTCTCTCCATGGACATCGGGATTGCAGGAGCCGGCCGTCAATTCGCCAAAGCCGTTCGAGATATCCGACTGGATATCACCGAAAAGAGGATCGAGGGATCGAAGGGGGGACGGCTATCAGCCGACGAGAAACGATTGCTCGGGGACATGTTCGCTGAGGGCTGGGGGCAGTCTCAGTTCCTG